GCCGGACTCCTGCTGCAAATGGTTGAAGACTCTGCAGGTTACCATTCCCGCTGAGCACATCCTAAGCAGGCCTTGTGACGTCGGCAACCGGCGCGTCCCCAGGTGCGCCACAGCGCCCCGGCACGGCAGTTGACAAGGCCGCTCTTTTGCCCCCAAGCGCCCGTCAGGCCAGCGCCCGCTGGATCAGGATTCAGGGAACGCTTTCAGCATTGCAATGAATCCTGCTTTTGCTTCGGCTTCGTGTGGCACGTCATCGCTCAGTGAGTCGATCATTCCCTGGATCAGGATGCGTCGTGCCTCCTCATGCATCCCGGCGACAGCCGCGATGTGCGCATGCTTCTTGTAGCTGCATGGTCGTCCTCGTTTAAACGCACTGAGGCTCGACTCCTTTTCCCCTAAAAGCTCTGCAAGTGCCTTCTGGCTTCCCACGATCTTTGCTGCGCGTTCGATGGTTTCAGAGATATTCATTCTTTACACCTGTTGTAAATAATTAGCATCTGGTGTAAATTCCGTTTCGATTAGCACCAATGCTCATTAGCTGCAGTGCTAATTCTAAGCAGGAGCCGTCCAGCTCGGGTAGATGCAGTGATCAACAGCACGCCCTACCGCCAGAAGCAGAGCTAGGCGGCTCCTGATAGGCAACTAGGAATGAAAGCTGCACCCCGAGTCTGCATAAGGCGCTTCCTAGGGGTGGTGGTGAAAGCCATTGGCGTCATGCATTGCATGTGAAAGAGCCCGCGTTTCAAGGCAGTCGTTCCTGGTCAAGGTGAGTTCTTTTGTCTGCCCCATCTGCAGGGGATATCACGCCATAGGAGGCCACATGCAGCATTCATCCGTAGTTCAAATTCTCAAGGTCAATGATCCCCGTTCCGGCGTTGGCAAGAACAACAAAGCCTGGACGATGCAAGAGGCTGAATGCATCCTGCTCGATGCCGACGGTCAGGTGTCTCAGGTGGGCGTCCTGGACGTTCCCAAGGACATGATCGGCAACATCGTGCCCGGTACCTATACGGCAACGTTCTCCCTGGCTGCTCATTACCAGACCCGAAAAATCGAGTCTCGGCTCACTAATCTGACCCGTCTGCCCAACAAGCAAGAGCGTGCTGCGGCCGCAGACAAGGCCTGACCATGGTCACGCTCACACCTGAACAGTTTGAACACTTCATCCGCGTGATGATCCTCGTCGCGCTTCTGGGTGGCTTGGCGGGCGCATTGCTCTGGGACTTGATTCAAGCCTCCGGGCTTGGAATGGTCTCCGGTATCGGCTACTTGTTCGACCGTCATAAGCGCATCAAGGCTGCTCGTGAACGTGCGGCTGACGCCTTCTTTGCATCTGCTGCTCCTGCCCCGGTGGATGACCGTCCATTGATCTGTCGGGGCATGTTTACTGAGCACGACTTTGACCCCGTGGTCGAGGGTGACAAGGTCACGCTCTACAAGTGCCGTGGCTGCGGCCAGCTGCCCCCTAGCGATGGCTGACCCCATCGTCATTCAATGCTCGCAGGCCTGCACGGTCGCTGTCGAGCTTCGTATTCCCGGCCTGGACTTGTCTGTTCAGGACGCAATGACCATCGGTTTTGGGATCGTCGCCGTTTGGGCCGTGGCTCTGTGTTGGGCAGAGATCGCGCGCGCTGTAGACGCCCGCAATGAAAGAAATGAGGACTGACATGAGCTTTGATACCGAAACCATCATCGCCGGATTCACGGCTGTAGCTGCCGCGCTCGCGCTGATTGGCGCTGCGCGTGTGCTGATGATTCTGGGCGGCTCTGCCTGGAAGTGGATCGGCAGTTTCGTGCGCTAAACGCCACGGTGAAGGCCTCCCCGGGCTGCAGACCGGGGCGTCTTTCAAAAGCATCCGTTGGGTGCTTCTGAGAGGTGAATATGGGAGAGGGAATCTATGTTCTTATCGCGCTCTTGGGCGGTGCCTGGATACTGTTTGGGCGGTGAGGCCTGGGGCGGGATGGCTCATCTTTACCGATTAGTCCTCGCGCTTTTTCTGTTGGTCGGCGCTTCGCCTTCTTACGCAACTGTGCCGTATGAGGAGATTTATTGCCGAGATGGTCAACAGGGCAATATGTGCGGCTCAAAGGAATCTCGGAGGGCCGCCTATCAAGCCTGGCTTGAGTCTCCCGGTGTTCGCGGTGTCTGCGGCAATGGCTCACCGGCTGCTATTAATTCCGTCTTTGTTATTGCTGAGAGTGAGACTTCCATCACTTTCAATTTTGATGAGCGTGGTTGCGACGGTTCGGGGCCATACGGCAACAGCGGTGAGGGCTTGCGTGGGTCCTTTTCACGTGTTCGGCTTTCTTGCCCGGATCACTCAACATCTACAGGCGCATCGTGTACCTGCGATACGGGATACAAGCAGTCAGGCAATCAATGCGTTGTTGAGTCCACCGGCAATTCATGCGATGGCCTGGGCGATTTCTGCTCCGGTGTTAAGGGCGAAAAAATCAACCTGGAAGGCAAAGGCACTGCAGCGCCGCCGGGCTGTTCTGCGGATTCTCAGCGGCCTAATTGCGCAATGGGCTGTGCTGCTGAGGCGGTGGGTATGGGTGTGTCGTACAAGACCCCAGATGGCTCCTGGATGACGGGGCAAGAATACCGAATCACGGGCGGCACTTGCGTGCTGCCAGCGCCCTCGGATGTGCCTCAGAAAAAAGAATCGGACTGCGCGGGATCAGTGGGTGAAATCAACGGGGTGCGTACCTGTGTGCCGAACCAAGCAGCCACCGGGGATACGACGTCCAAGGAAACCAAAAACGGTGATGGCACCAGCTCCAACACAGAAAGCAAAACGACTTGCGAAAAAGGCGTTTGCACGACCACCAGCACCACGACTACAAAAGACGCGTCAGGCAACACCACAAGCACGTCGACGTCATCGTCGTCCAGCTCTCAGCGCGAGTACTGCGCTACCAATAAGGCAAGCACTGTCTGCGCGGCCACCAATGGCGATAAGAACCCGGATGGCAAGGATGGCTCAGGCAAGGACGGAGAGCAATGCACGGGTGATGACTGCGAGGAAAAGCCTAGCAAGTTCACAGGCAGCTGTGAGGCCGGTTTTAGCTGCGAGGGTGATGCATTGCAGTGCGCTATTGCTCAAGACCAGCATAGGCGCACCTGCCAGCTGTTTGACACGCAAAGTGCAGAGAGTCGGCTCTACGACTCCGAAAAGGGAAAGACCGGCAGTCAGACCAAGGACCTGCCTGGTAACGAAACCATCGACTTTGGCAGCAACCGCATAGACACAAGCTCTGCATTAGGGGGCGGAACCTGCCTGACCGATCTGCAGATTAGCGTCATGGGCCATTCGGAAACCTTGCCGCTCTCGCAGTACTGCAAGTGGCTTGATTACGCGGGCAACATCCTTGTTGCCGTCGCGTTGCTGGGTGCACTCCGCATCATTACTAGGAGCTAAGTCATGCCCGTATTTCTCGCTGCGCTAGGCGGCATGCTTATCAACCTGGTTGGCTCGCTCGCTGGCCGTCTACTGGTGGCCCTGGGCGTGTCTGTGGCTACGTATACGGGCCTGTCTGTGACAACGTCATGGATCAAGTCTTCCGCGCTGTCGTACCTCACAGCACTGCCGCCCGATCTGCTCGGCATCCTGGCCTATCTCAAGGTCGGTGTGGTGATCAACATCATCACATCGGCCATCACGGCGCGCATGGTGATTGATGGCCTGAACGGTGGCGCTTTCAAGAAGTGGGTGCTGAAGTAAATGCATTACCTCATCACCGGTACCAACGGGGCCAGCAAGACCCTCAACACTATCAAGTGGGTCTACGAGCGTGCGTTGAAAGAAGGGCGTCCGGTCTACTACAACGGGCGCTTCACCATCAAGCCTGATGGCCCCTTGAAGAACTGGAAGATCCACGAATTCAAGGACTGGCAGTCGCTGCCTGACGGGTCGATTTACATCTGCGACGAGGCTCATAACGACCTGCCCAAGCGGCCCACGAATTCGGCGGTACCGGACTACGTGATGATGCTGGCCGAGCATCGTCGCCGCGGCTTTGACTTCTACTTCCTGACCCAGCATCCGAGCAACATTGATTCGTTCCTGACCAAGCTCATTGGCCCGCCTGGATGGCATCGCCATCTGAAGCGTGTAGCGGGTGCGGAAATGGTGTCCGTGCTGGAGTGGCCTGCGGTTGAGCTGCAGTGCGAAAAAATGGGCAAGGGCAAGTCTGCGGACTTCTCGCTGCAGGCTTTTCCGAAAGAGGTTTACGCCTGGTACGAATCGGCCACGATTCACACCGTCAAAAAGCACATCCCGAAGAAGGTCAAGCTGTTCATCATCTACGTGCTTTTGTTCATCGTGGTGGTGGTTGGGACTATCTGGTGGATCAACCGCAATTTCGGCACTGATGCGGTAAAGAAGAAGGGCAATGGCGGCCAGGAAACCGAGACCGTGACGGCCAAGCCAGCGGGCTCTAACGGTGGTTCTGGTGATGGCGGCTCGCGTGCATCACAGGCCATGAGCCCTGCGGAATACGCGATTGCGCGTGAGCCGCGTGTGCGTGGTCTGCCGCATACGGCCCCGGCCTACGACGAGGTCACCAAGCCCACGATTGCGCCATATCCGGCCGCGTGCGTTGACATGAAATCCAAGGGCTGCAGCTGCTACACCCAACAGGGCACTCTGATGGCCGTGCCGGCCGAGATCTGCCTGCAGATCGTCAAGCGCGGTTTCTTCGTTGACTGGCAGCTTCCGCCCCCGTCGCAGCCAGCTCCGCAGACTGCCGCAAAAGAGTCGGTGCGAGTCGCGCAGGTAGAGCCAGAGATCCGGCCAGTTCCGCAACCGCAGCCGCAGCCTGCGCCGCCCGGGTATCTGGAGTCCCTGGCCATGCGCAATGCGCAGGTGCGCAGCAACTTCCAGCAATAGGCGCTTGGGGGTATCGGGGGCCGCGCCCCTGATGTTCACCAGTCGATCAGGCAAGGCCGGTAGCAATGGGCGGACTGCCGGGCGAAGCCCACGCAAGGCAAGTAGCTGGTTCGCGTGGCGCGGCTTCAAACAACAGAGGGCGCGCGCTGCGCGTCCCGATAAACAAGGTATTCACTCGATGTGTGGCAAAGCACTAGAAGAAATCAAGGCCTGCGGTGAGCGTCCAGAAGGCTGCAAGCGGCAGCGCCGCAGCCTGCAGGACGCGCGCAGCGCGGCCTAATTTATTCATAGTTCACTTTGGAACACAGCGAGTGTGTGAGAGGCGATAGATAGAAAAAAAAGAGACCCGCAACGGCGGCAACCGTTCGGATCTCGTGACTGCAACTAAAAGGACTAGCTGCAATGGAAAGAATAGTAACCTGCAAACTGACTGGCCGTCGGATTGTGTGTGATGTCCAGCTCATAGATGACGCATGGGACATACACGTGAAGAACGTGAATGGCCATCGGGAGATCTCCTTTCGCAATGCCATCGTCTTGTCGGAAACCGACAAGCTCGCGCCCCCTGAGTTTGACCGTGATGCCTACCTGTCTCAGTTCGATGGTGAAGCCCTGGAATGGCGTATCCAAGAGCTTGAAGATGAAGCGGAGGCCCGGAGGCTCAAGCAGCTCGAAAAAAACGCACAGAGGGCCAAATCGGCCTGCCGCTGGTTCATCAAAGCTAACGGCCTGAATGAGCTGCTCACGCTCACCTATCGAGACAATCAAGAGGATCGTGATCTGTGCAAAAAGCACTTCAAGGAATGGGTGCGTCGCATGAAAACCGCGCTCGGTGGACGGTTCGTCTACTGCGCAAGCTTTGAGAGACAAAAGCGCGGCTCAATGCATGTGCACATTGCGTGCCACAAGCTGCCCAAGCATGCCGTGCACAAGGACGTAAAGGTGAAGGGCTGGGAGCTGGGGACCAAGGTATGGCGCTCCATCGTCGGCAGTGACAACGGCCTATGCTTTGTGGGTGGTCGCAAGACCCCTCAAGGACGCATCAAACAGCGCTCCATTGCGAAGATCGCAAGCTACGTATCCAAGTACATCACCAAGGACTATCAGGACGCTCCTGATGAGTCCAATCGCTATAGCCGTAGTGACTCTAAGAACGGCATTGCGTCCATGCCCAAGGCCGAAAAAATCCGCATCTGGGGTGCATCGCTTCAAGACATGATCGAGATGGCTTTTCAGTGTGCGGACGGTGAGGTGATCGTGTCGCATCGCGTCACACGCGAGCAGTTCAGAGGAGACCGCTATTGGCTGGTCACAGAGCCTGATCCGGGCTGCATGGGGGGTGTGTATGTCCACTGAGAAATCTCAGTTCGTTACCGGTAACGCTGCAAGGGTCGCTGCACATCGTTCGCAGCACGTTCGCTTTGACGTTTCTGTCTCGCCTCGCACTGGCGATGCGGTCGACGAGCTCGCGTCGCAGTTCGATACGTCGCGCGCTGTGGTGGTTCGTTCTTTGCTGCGGTTCGCTCTGACAAATCGCAACTGGAAAGTGCAAGGGCTCCTCTGGGTAGATGAATAGCCTGCAAGTGATTCTGAAGAGAATTGTGCCTAGCAGAACCGCTATAAAAACTAGAGCAATGTGTTTAATTGGAGCTTGGTAATTTTCGGCATCTCAGAGACTCTGTGTGTCGAAACAAAGAGGGATTTAAATGCTGATTGGGTACGCACGTGTCTCTACCAGGGAGCAGGAAACATACCTGCAGATTGACGCGTTGAACAAGGCTGGTGTAGGGGTCATCTATCAGGAGAAAACTAGCTCTGTCGGGTCTCGGCCTGAGCTGCAAAAGCTACTCTCTTCGCTCGCAGAGGGTGACTGCCTCGTCGTCTACAAGCTTGACCGCATTGCGCGTTCGTTGAAGGATCTGCTTGCTATCTTGGATAGGGTGAAACTGTCTGGGGCAACAATTCGGTCTATCACGGAGCCGCTGGATACAACCGGCCCTATCGGGTTGTTTATGGTTCAAGTCCTCGGTGCGGTTGCCCAACTCGAGCGGGGGATCATCCGAGAACGGGCCATTGCTGGTCAAGTCGCCGCTATTAAGCGCGGTATTGTCTGGGGTGGCCGTAAGTCCGCGTTGTCGCCTGAGCAAGCTGCTGAGGCGCTGCGCTTACGTCAGGATGGTATGACCCAGAAAGAAGTGGCCGAGGTTCTTGGGGTGTCGCGGTCGACAATTTCGCGCTTAGAAAGCCCAGCTCGTCCTAGAGCTGAGCCACGCCGCCCTGTGCTTAGCCAGTACTTGTCGCAAGAGCCCGCTGAATAAG